AGTCTGTAATTCAAATGTTATTCCAAGCGTTTCCAGACATGAGCGAGAAACGTGCAAAGCGTGCCATTAAAGAACTTCGCAAGAAGGGAATCACCGAGGTTCCAATTGCACGCACAACCGTGGATTGCCCTGTTGTAGAAGCGTGCGCCCCTGACGGTGAAGTTTTTATGCCTGCATACACGGCAGACCCACAACGCGCACCGTATGTTTTCTGGCGGACATTCCTTACTGCACAGGAACTTGAAAAGAAAGTTGCCAATGAAGGGTGGGATGAAGACTGGGTGGAAGAAGCAATCAAAACACTTCGAGGGAAAGACTCGTTGTATCTTGACGGTGAAAAGCAAAAGAACGTCACAAGGATGCCGCTTACCGATGACAATGACCTTGTGATGTTGGTGTATGCCTACCAACGTCTCATTGACGAAGAGGATGGCAGCGAAGGGATTTACTGCACCGTGTTCAACCCGAACACAGAAGGGTATGCCAAGTTTGAATTGCTTAATGGCTACGATGACTACCCGTTTGTATTTACCCGGCTGTCAACCAACCAGAAGCGTATTTACGAAACCATGTCGTTTGCCGACATTCTGCGTGGAGCGCAGTTGCAAATCAAGACGGAGCGTGACAGTCGTATTGACCGGGCTAGTTTGGCCACACTGCCGCCTCTGATGCACCCTGCTGGTCGCCCGCCGTCAGACTGGGGACCGGGGCGTAGAATCCCTTACAGGCGGCTTGGTGAGGTTGCGTGGGGGCCAACACCCCCGATGGACGCAGGGAGCCTTGAGATTGAAAACGCAATGACACTGCAAGCCAATCGTGCCGTAGGACTGGACATCGAATCGCCACTCGCAATGATTCGCCAGCAGTTCATCATCAACAAATTCTTAGATCACGTTCGTGACGTTCTGGCGATGGCATGGAAGCTATTTCAGCGCATGGGACCGGACGAGGTGTTCTTCCAGGTGACGGGGAATCCCAACCCACAGGTGATGACGAAAGGCAGTCCCGATGATAACTTTAGCATAACCGTGGCGTTTGACTCGCAGAACACCGACCCAGAGACGGCAGAGGCGCAGCTTAAGAACATGGTTTCGTTGGTGCAGCTAGACCGCAACGGGCGCATTGATGTGGACAAGCTGTTGGAATTTACCGCATCGAGCATTAACCCAATTTTTGCGGACTATGTGCTTCAGCCTGCTGAGGAAGCTCAAGACAAGGTGCAGAAGAAAGTCACCGATGACCTTGCCAAGATTTACTCTGGCATTGAGGTTCCGGCACAACCGAACGGGGCGCAACTTGCATTGCAGATGGTGCAGGCATACGTCCAGCAACCCGATATTATGCAGCGGGCGCAGTCTGACGAGGCTTTTGCGGGTCGCTTGCAGAAGTATGCCGGAGCCTACCAGTTCCAGATGCAACAAGCACAGAATGCTGAAATCGGAAAAATTGGAGTTGCTCCCGCTGAAATGGGTGGTATAAATCTTCAAGACATGAATCAACAATAATGCCTAAATACGGAGACATAAACCCAATAAATAACCTTGTTTTTGTTCAGCGAGGTCCCACATATCCAAACGGAGAGTATTGGGTTTCAAAAGAAGTCTTTGATAATAGGAGGAAGACTTTACGTAATCAAAAAAAAGAAAAACTCAAGTCAAATCCAGAATACGCAATAAATATAAAGGAAAAAGCTAAGAAAAGAGGAAGTCGGGTTGAAGTAAAGAAAAGACGTGTTGAGATCCACAAGATCAAAATGAAAAATAATCCGATTTACGCCATTAAATTCTTAACAAGGATGCGATTGGCGGCGTTGAAAAAAAGAAACGGAACGAACAAGTCCATCCCATCTAGGCGGATTCTTGGAGCAGACCCATATATTTGCAAGCGGTTTCTAGAAGATCAATTCATTGACGGAATGAGTTGGCAGAATAGGGGTGATTGGCACATTGACCATTTCTTTCCAATAAGTCTTGCTAAAAACGAAAAGGATGTCCGTGTATTTTCTCATTTCACAAATCTTCGTCCTTTATGGGCATCAGAAAATTTGATTAAACATGACGCCCCTCCATCTCCACAGGAAATGATTATGCGCGACCAATGGGTTGAGGGTTGGATAAAAACAAACTTCCAGATGCAACAAGCACAGAATGCTGAAATCGGCAGGCTAGGGACTGCACCTGCACAAATGGGCGGAATGCAAACTCAAGGAATGGCACAATGAGCGTAACCAACCCAAAGTGGCTTCGCAGGAAACTGCGTGAAGACATGCGTAAGAAAAGTGACCCAAACGCTCCAGTGAAAAAAGCGCGTAAGGAAGTAACCAAAATGCCAAGAATTCGTAAGAAATGAAAGACGGGAAATGCAGCAATAAAGACAGCAAGGCAAAGGCAATGCGCCTTAACGGACTACGCAAGGGGAAGAAGCAGGAGCTTCGTGACGAACGCAGAAAACGCCTTAAAGAGAAAGGGAAGCTGTAATGGAAAAGCGATTCAAAAAGGTGGTAAAGAACCCGCAGACCGGGAGGACACGCACAGTCCGCTACGGACAAGCTGGCCCTGCTAAAGATGGCGGCGACAGGATTCGTCCCGGCACGGCCAAAGGCGATGCGTATTGCGCTCGTAGTGCCAAGATCAAAGGCGACTGGAAGTCAGACCCCAACTCACCGAACAACCTATCGAGGCGCAAATGGAAGTGCCGGGGAAGTAAATCAATGAAATAACCATGAAAAACAAGATGCTCAAACGAAAAGACGGAAGCTACTCGAAACGCGGGATGTGGGACAACATCCGTGCTGCCAGAGGTAGCGGCAAGAAGCCTACTACTGAGATGCTTAAGCAAGAGCGCAAAATCAAACGCGCAGAAAAACGCAAGTAACCACCATGCTACCAAAACCACAACTAGACGCAGCCATTGACACACTGCGTGACCGTGACGAATACAAGGTGATCGTGCAGTTCATCCGCGATGAACGCGACAGGATGTTTGCAGACCTTGGCCCTGTGACAGACCCATACGAGGTGATGAAGATTGCCGGGGGAATTGCCAGATTTGACGAGTTGCTTTCCGTGCTTCAGTAACAGCGCATTGACACGACGCGAAAAGCGTGTAGTTTTTGCGAAGGAGACTCGGTTGTCTCTTGTTTTCATGTGTGTTTGTGTCGCCACCCTCCTTGGGTATTCCTAGGGAGGGTGGTTTTTTGTTGACTGAATGTTGAAAAAACTGCGTTGTATTTTCAATCCTGACTAAACCGCTTGACATTGCAAGGATTATCTGCTTGTTTCCTTTTGAACTCGCCGCCGCCTGGCGTTAACTGGTGACTAATTATGCAAGATAAACATACGTCAACCGCTGGAGACGATAAAACCAGTGTAGAAAACCTAAGTTTTGAGGAAATGATTTCTCGACGCTTGGGGGGTAATGTGGAGCCGGAACCAACCGAGGAAATCATCGAAGAGGAATCCACCGAAGAAGAAGAGCCAGAAGCCGAAGAGGTTGCTGAGGAAGCTGAAACGGAGGAGGAACCAGAGGAGGATTCCGAGGAAGAGGAAGAATCTACGAGTGACATAGACCTGTTGGATTTGTCTCCAGATCAAATCAAAGAACTGGCGAAAAAAGGCAAGAGCAGACTTCTTGAACGGATTGGGGAACTAACCGCAAAGAACAAAGCCCTTGAGGAAAAAGCCAAGCAATTTGATTCTCAGCAGACAACTAGGGAAATACCGCAAGAACAAAACCCGTTTGCAAATCTTACTACACAAGAAGAGCTAACGGCGAAATACAAAGAGTTTGAGCAAACCCTAGAAACAACGGACCAGATTCTTGAGGAACACGAAGACTACGGTCCTGATGACATCATCAGTGTCGGAGACAAAGAGTTCACCAAGAGACAAATCCGCAAAGCCAATCGGAATGCCAGAGAGGCAATTACCAAGTATTTGCCTGCACAGCATCAGCATCTTGCCAAGTTGAGTCACCTTCAGACTATGGGGGAACAATACAGGGCAGCGGCAGAAAAAGAAGTTCCAGAGATCAAAGATGAAAAGTCGGAGATTGCAAAGAACTACAAGGCATTGGTGTCAGACCCCTTGATCGAACGGGTAAAGAAGGAAATTCCCGAACTTGGAATGCAAGTTGAGTATATTCTGGCTCATGCAGCAAAGTCGATTTTTGGAAAGAAAGCCCAAATTGCAGCAGGCGCAGGTAAGAAGTTGAAGGCAGAACCGCCCGCTTCTCCTGTAGGTGCTGGAGTTGCAATGGGAAGCAAAAACTCCAAAGTCAAAGTCAAAGAAGCATACACAAGGTTTGAACAAACTGGTAATGTCGATGACTGGGTTGCAGCTAGGATTGCTCAAATGAAATGACAACCTAAACTATTCAAAACAATGCCTATTAGTAATACCTATCAACCGTCAGCTCCAACCGCCAAAACCGGGACTGGTCCCGCCATTGGCAACCGTGAGGATCTCAGCGATGTTCTTACCATTCTCGCTCCTGAAGAAACACCAATCCTGTCTCTTGCTTCTAAAAGCAAAGCGACATCCACTTTCCATGAGTGGGTTGTTGACAGCCTGGCTACACCGCAAACCACTGGTATCTCGGAAGGAACCGACATCACCGCCTTTGACGATAAGTTCTCTGGCCGTGCGCGTCTTGGAAACTACGTCCAAATCTTCCGCCGTGATTACCTGGTGTCCAACCTCCAGCAAGCCGTTACCAGCGTTGGTCCTGCCAACGTAGCGCAAGCTGAAGCCAAGTGCATGCGCGAATTAAAGCGTGACGCCGAAGCTGCTATCTGCTCCAACAACGACCGTTCGGTTGAAGATGGTGCTGGCACTCCGTATGCCCTTCGTGGTTTGGGTGACTGGATTGACAGCGCAGGTCCGTCTGATGTGCCTGCCGCATTCCGCACACCGTCCGCCTCGATTGAGGCTTCTTCACTTATTGAGTCCAAGTTTAACGACATCCTTGGTTCTATCTTCACCCGCACTGGTGAGATGGGCAACCTGACGCTTGTCGCCAACGTGGCACTCCGCAAGGTGATTGCCAACTTCACCCGTAACGATGGTGGTGCATCCAACGACAACATTTACAACGTCAACCAAGACGCTGTTACTAAGAAAATCACCCTCTCGGTGAGTCTCTTTGATAGCGACTTCGGTCTTGTGCGTATCATCAACGGCAACCCTGCCTGTATGCCTACTGCCACAACGAATGTGGGCTACGTCCTTGATCCCAAGTATCTTGGCTTTGCCACCTTGATCCCGATGGGTTCAACCCGCCTTGAGAACCAAGGTGGTGGTGAGCGTGGTTATGTGGACATGGCGGGAACCCTCGTCTGCCGCACTCCTCAAGCGCACGGCAAGATTGCATACTAACTTAACGGGTGGGGGGTGTAAACACACCCCCTGCCAAATTAAAAATCAAAAGTAGAAAGAAACAAAAAATATGAAACTTGCTGTTCAAGAAGCTGCCTACGGGTTTACTGATGTTTACAAACTGACTGCCGCGCAAATCACGGCCCTCGGAACCACTAATCAAGTTAAAATTGCAACGCTGCCTTCTGGTGGCATTGTGACCCAAGCTGCCGTGTTTGAAGTTGTTAATTTTGATGGGACTTCATCAAATCTTACTCTGGATGTCGGCACTACAACTGCCGATCCAGATGAGTTTATTGACGCCCTTGACCTAGACGGTCTTAATAAAGCAGCGTTCTGCACTGGTGATGGGTTTACCGTGACTGATAGCGGTTCTGATACTGTTGCTGGGGCAAGGAACGGTATTGTGAACAACACCGCTAGTGCGCTGAACATCGTTGCTGAACCAACCTTCACTGGCACAGTGACCGCTGGTGAGTGGCTTATCTGCCTGACGATTCTGGACCCCGGTCCTCTCGCGCAGTAATCGTGCGATAAAAAAGGTGGGGAGGTTCAAGCCCTCCCTGC